TAGTTCCAAAGTCTTGGATTGATAGGGCTGTTGATCTGGGTTTTTATAGAAATTAAAAACTATTGGCAGGTTTTTCCATAGGCTGCATCCAGATTATCCCCACTCGCAAGGTTATTAGCCGTACCCGATATGACCCGGCATTACTGTCCCGGATTACCAATAGTTTAGTGGCGAAGATGGGATTCGAACCCATAAAATTCAGATTTTAAGTCTGACACGTATACCAGTTCCATCACAACGCCTTTTTGTACTCACTGAAGCATTTTTTCATTTTAAAGCCTTTTCAAGTTCATCCAAATTAATATAAACCTTGCCTCCTTCTGTGAAGCGCTTAAACTTTATCACCCCCTTTGATTCTAACTTGTAGATAGTCTGACGGCTCATACCTGTCATTTCCATGATCTTCTTTATAGGGTAGTGGCCAGCTATCATAAAAAAACCAGTCTTACAACTGGCAGTACCTTTTTAGCCCGTGGCATCGGGGTTTGACTTAAAATATTTCTTGTCCTAAACATTACGTAAACATACGAAAGAAATTACAGAATGTTACAACATAGTACAGGTATTTTCTTTTTGTTACATTATTTATTGCTTTTGGGACTATTTCCCACTATTTTTAAATAAAAACTTATTGTATGGATGTACTAGTAAAGGACAGGAAGACAGGACAGGAGAAAACACTACCGCTCAAGGTGTACGAAAATCTTAAACATCGCTACCTGAAGATAGGCGAAGTTGAACCAGAGCAGGAGGAATTAAAAAAAAAGGACGAAGGCCAAAAAAGTCATGCAGATCTTGCGGTAACTAATTTCCACCCACCCGTAGTAGTTCAGGATGGAAATGAAACGCCTATACAAGTGAGCACTAGCCCAGAGGTTGGAGGATTAACGGATGAGTACAAGAAACTTACCGGCAAAAATCCTGATGGCCGGTGGTCAACAGAAAAGCTTAAAGCAAAGATTGAAGAACTTAAAAACACCACTACGGTGAACACAGATGCAGGTAATTGATTTTCTAAAACAAATAAGCGGCAATTTAAAGATTGAGTTGCCAGCAGAGTTGGCCGAAAAGTTAGCGGTTGATCTCCCAGAAACGTTCGACACAGAGTTCACGAAAAACTACCTCACCCGAGACCGGGCCAAAAGTGATGACGAAATAATCACCGAGATTACGAAGAAGGCAAATAAAAATGCCCTTACTGCGGTTGATGATCAGATCAAAGAATTACTTCCGCTTGTTTCGGATGAAGCCCGGCAAAAAATAAATAGCGTGTTCTCAACCGCCGAAAAGGTCAAGCTGTTAAAGCCAGCCCTTGATGAATCAATGCAAAAGCAAAAAGGTAAGGTGACGCCGGAAGACGTTAGAAAGGTAGAAGAAGAATGGAGCCTGAAATACAAAACATTGCAAGATTCTGCTAAAGCAGAAAAGGAGCAGTTAGCCCGCCAGATGGAAGAAAAGAATTTTGACTTCTACGCCACGGCAAAAATATCAGGTTACAATGTAGCAGATCAATTCAAGCAAACCCGCGAACAAATCAACAGCTTAGCCTTGCTGGCATTGAAACAAAAGGGGTATACATACGAATTCGAAAACGGGACAATTGCAGTGCGCCAGGTAAAAGACGGCATAGCGCGTGATGCTTTTGATGGCGATAAAAAAGTTACTTTTGAATCTTTGATTGACGGCTTCATGCAGCCTTTTATCGCTAAAAGCGCCGGAAGCGGACAAGGGGCTGGAGGTGATGACACACAACAGCAACAAAGAAACATTGCTTTGGACGGAAAAGAAGACCTTAAAACAATGATGTTTAAGCAACAGCAAGCGGTAAGTTTGCCGTAAATTATTATTAACCTGAATTGAAAAAGCCTCTAAATTTTGGAGGCTTTTTTGTTTTGGGAATATTTTTATATATTCGTACTATCAAATCAGTTCCGAAGTGCATCGACATGCCGCTGATTTTTTAAAGATTAAAATTCTATTTGTTGCCTGTTGGAAAGAGTCTCGAGGGATTCGCAGTCAAACAATCACTAAACTTTTTGTTTCACTAAAAATCCAAACTAATAAAATGGCACGTTACGACTTCGCCCAATCATTAGCCGGACTTTGCGAAAAAGTGCTCAGAAGCGCTAAAGACTTAGCCGGTAAAAATTACGCCTTCCTTTTGGGTCGCCAAACTGGCGCCCTTGATTTCATTCTATCCCCAGACAATGGAGGTTTGAAAGCTGAATACGTTCAGAAAGCTAATAAAATTGTACAAACCCGCTTGACTTACAAGCGCCGCACAAAGCCATGCGAAATCTTAACAGGTACGCAAGCTAAAGAAACTGGCATTTGTGATACTGCGTACGAATCCGAGGAAAAAGAGGTTACGGTGTCTCTTGACGATCGCATTGCGACACAGCCAAGAAAATTCACCAATGACCGGATGATGCAGATATGCCAAGACACAGACTCTTTTATTCAGGAGTTCCTTATGTCTGACATGAGGGCATTACGTGAAAAACTTGACGAGATCATTCTTGCCCGCATGGCAACTGATATCGGTTATAAAATCCGTCAAAACGGCACAACCGTAGGTCAGGATCAATACACAGATGTTCAGCTTTTAGGAACTGTTAACGCGCAACCGTACCCTTTAATGGGTAACTACCAAGCTGGATTGATTCAAGACTACTACAACATGCAATTCAATGGGGTTCCGGCCATCATCGGTCAAGGTAACCTTCAGACATTCTTCGGATTGGCTAACATGGCATGCTGCAATAGCGCAAACATTTCTTACGAAGCATCAAAGGCCGCAGCTGGCGCTGCTTTCTTTGTAGACCAAGCCGCAAACAGTATCCTTGGTGCAAACCGGTTTATTATGGCCGCTTTCGGAGCATCACATTTATTGTGGTTCAACAAAAACCGCAGTATTAACATTGACACACCTACAAACAAACACATTGTAGTGCCTGATCCGGTTTATCCACGTCTTTCATGGGATTTGGATTTCAAATGGGATGAGTGCGATGAAGTATGGATTTATCAAATCTCTGCTTTCTACGATACATTCAACGTATTCCAGGGTGACTCTTTCGCTACTCAATCTGGCGGCGCGACTTCTCCTGATTGTACGGATGAATTGTGGGGTGTTACAGGTCTATGGGGTTACAGAGCAACTAGCGCTTAATTAGAATATGGCTGATTTAAGTTTTTGTGACGATAACGTACCTGACTATGTCTCCCGCGAATGCGGCATTGACTACGCTGGTATAGTTGGGATTGGCCTTATCAAGGATGAGGAAAACCCTACAGACGCGAACCTGGAAGATTCTGCATGGTGGGAGGCTGAAATTATAGCCTCTCCACAATCAGTATATGTCATTCCTCGTACAAGAGGGGAATATACTGGCGGTACACCGACAGAAGAGGACGGATTTGGATTACAATCCACCGTTGTAACTGGTGCCGATCATGCTGCTACTGTTGAGGTAGAAGGATTGATTGAAAACCGTGATTTCTGGGAAGGAGTAAACCGAAGGAAATGGAAGGTAGTAATGATTACTGCCGGTGGCCTAATGTACTATGTTGATGTATCAACTTCAGTGTACGCAAAGATTAATAACCAAAGAAGTACAAAAAACATGGCCTTCTGGGCAATTGATCTTAAGTGGCAATCATTCTCTAATCCAAAAGTGTTAGAAGCACCAGACGGAATCTTCGTATAAAATTATGTTAGAAGGATACATTACACCTTCAAAAGATACGCCAAGCAGATCAGGATTGTACGCAAACCTCCTGCCTGGCGTAACTTTACAATTACTCGACGATCTTACAAAAGATGAAGAGGAAGACTTTATGGAGTTCTGGGACGATATTTACCAGAGGGCCATTATCAATTTTATCGCTGACATTCAACAGCGATTATCTGACAAATTTCTAGTTGATCTCAAACTCGTTTCACGGGAAACGTCAAAATTCGAAAATGCACTCAATACTAGCGGCGAAATATCCGGAGTCAAAATTCATTACAGGCTACCGAGATATGGAAAAACTCAAGTTGTTACGCTCGAAGTTTACTCCGAAAGCGTTCAAACAATAGAGATAGATTTTTATGACAAAGACGAAAATGGAAAACTTCTAAAGACAGTGGAGGCAGATCTAGTTGAAGGACTGAATACCATCAATGTAGATACCTATTTTACTGTAGACGAACTTTTTATTGCGTACGACGCGACATTAACGGCCATCAGTTCAACCACAACCAGGTATTACGATGACTACTTATTTTATGATACCCTTAGTTGTTCGTTCCCATGCTACAGCGGCCAAGGCTCTGTAACGCATGTAAACGGCGGTGGCTTTAACGTGATATTTAATTCAGTATGTTCAATAGAAAAAGTAATTGAGCAGAACATAAATATATTCAAAGATGCATTTTGGTATAAGATCGGTCAGGAATTGATATTTGAAAGAATACATTCAGACAGATTCAACAGGTGGACAACATTATTACCAGAGCGCGCGCAGGAACTAGGCGGTAATTATGATGCCTGGGTATCTCAGAAAGAGGATAATGCGGTGAAAAGCCTAAGAATGCTAGAGGATCCCATTTGCTTCACATGTAAATCAATCGTTAATCACACTTACCAATTACCATAATGGCTAAAAAGGGAGGAAAAAAGAAAGGTTGTGGCTGCTAATGGCTGGGACATAGTTCTAAAAAAAGTTACTGACATGGCGCGTTTTGATCGTGGTGTAAAAGTCGCCGTTCAGTCAGTACTTGCAACACAGAAGAAAAGAATTTTTGTGGATGGTGAAGATGCGACTAATTCAAAAATTGGCACATACTCCACTGATCCCATATCTATTTCAAAGAAAAACCAGTCCCGCAACACGGGCAGAACTTATTTTAAAGGTGGGTACGCAGAATACAAGTCTGCCATCGGTAAAAATGATGGTTATGTAAATCTTAGGAACACTGATCAAATGAATTTTGACTATCAGTTTTTTGATTTAGGAAATAGTACCTATGGGATAGGGTTCTCAAATGATTTTAATTTCCAAAAAAGTGGATGGTTGGAAAAGAAGTATCAGAAATCTATCTTTAACCAAAGCCCCAAAGAGGGAAATATTCTCAATACTGTAATAGAGTACGAAATTGGAAAAGATTTGCAGTAGTATTGATAAGGCTATTTTAGAAACTCTTTGTAATAAGGGTTTGAAAGCTTATGGCCTCTGTGAACTTGTGAGTAAGGGCGATCAGCAGCACCCGGTGACGTATGACGTAAAACGCGAACAGGCGCAAATACACGATCGGTTTGAAGGCATTTTCTATCATCGGTTATTGAGCATAGAATCGGCAGAGGATGAGGATATGAGTTTTGGGCTTGACATTTTGGACAGGACACAAGCAAGATTCAGGATTTTTCTAGCTTATAAAGTCCATTTAGGTGAGCGCTTTGTGATAGACTTTAAGAACGCCATACCTAAAAAAATTGAGCTTGACGGTTACAAATTTATACATCGGTCTGCTACTGTTTCAACGCTATCAGACCATGAGACAATTTATAATCAAGAATACGGCGCGACATCGTACGAGAGACATAGAACGCCTTGGAATATTTATGCATTTGAATACAACTTAGAATTCGTCGAATGTTAGTTACAAAATCTTTTATCGGCCAGCGCCTAGACATGGAACACTACAAAGGTGTTTTAATGGATAGGACAATTGAAATTTACGACGAAGACGGAGAAGTATTTGAGCTCGGTGGTGATGATGTGATATTTGAAATATTTGCTAAGCCACACGGTAAATCGCTTGAATCTTTTAACCTTGGAGATCCAACAGATAATTTAGTGGTTTTTGATGGGCAAGTTTTGGATTATAGAATTGGGCTATACTACCATGAGTGTTACCAATTGGTAGGAAGCCCGATTGAGAAGAATTTAATATTCTACGGTGTTAGTGAAATGTTATGAGCTTTTGTGATGTTGATATAGAGGATTACCACTTTAGAGAATGTGGTGTTGATTTCGCTGGTATATCAGGAATGGGGTTTATCCACATGGACGAAAGTCCAACAGTGGGAGAGTTGCAAGATGCTGATTTCTGGACATCTAAGGTAGAGGCAAGCCCATCGAAATATTTCATATTAAGAAATACCAGGGGTGAGTACACCGGAGGCGAGCCGATAGAAGAAGAGGATTTAATAGGAAGCAGGGTTGTTGGCGCTAATCACTTAGCAACAATAGACTCAACTGGACTTTCTGAAAATTGGCTGTTTTGGGATTTGATTACAAAGCATCTTTGGAAGTTCGTAATAGTTAGCTCAGGAGGGTTGATGTATTATGTTGACAAGCCAACTTCTGTTTACACAAAAATAATGAACCAGAGAAGCGTGAAGACATCAGCGTTTTATCAGTCACAACTTAAGTGGCACGACTTATCAAACCCGGTAATTTTAGAAGCGCCGGAGGGGTTGTTTTTTGGCGTGGAGCCTGTATTTAATTCTACGCCAAGATTTGACAGTACTATTTTTAGTTTTGATAGCATTAATGAGCGATTTGACAGCACTTTATAAAGACATGGCGGTAAGAGTAAACAGATGTTCTTCAGTAAAAAAAGTGTACCTTAAGACTAAGGATACTAAGGTTTATTTGGACAAAAATGTAATACGTCCTACCTATTCTTTTGACAGTGATGTTTATAAATTTGATAGTACACTGATAACTTTTGACATGATATGAGTAAGCAAAGTATAGATCTTGGTTCGGTTGCTAATGACGGCACAGGAACAAATTTAAGGGACGGTGGAGATATCATAAACGATAACTTTGCCGAGCTTTACTTACTCACCTTTAAATGGTGTGGTAATGTGGCCCTTGGAAATACTCTTTCTAATTTAACAGGTGCAAGCGGTAGCGGATCAGGCGGGGCAATAAAAAAGGCAGATGTGTTTTATAATACGCTTGCTAGTTCATCACTAACCGCGCCCGATGGATCAAGCTTAATTCCTGTAGGTTGTTGGATGATAGCTTTGCAGGACACACCGACTACAATAAATCATTTTTCATTTGTAAACTCTGTTATCTGATGATAGAAAAACTCTTTGATTCGTTCTTAATAAACCACTTTGTATGATGAAAGAAATTATAAAAGAATACTTATCGAAAGTCGATCTAATGAAAAGCTTAGTCGGATTTACGATCATGGGTATATTCTTCATTCTGGTAAACGCTCTTATTGTGCGAGAGATGCCAGAAGGTAACAGGGAAATAGTGATTCATATTCTCGGTATTATAGAAGGAGCCGTTATGACAATTGTTAACTTCTATTACGGTAGTTCAAAAGGATCTCAAAAGAAAAACGACACCATTGATAAAATGACAGATACAAAATGAAACACATATTAATACTCACACTATCCCTCATAAGCTTTTTTGGGTACGCTCAAACACTGGTAGACCCTACACTATCACCAACAACAGCGCGTATAAATGCCGCGATTGCTGATGCTATTTCGGCCTCCGGTACTGACACTTACACGGGTACAAAATCAGGTCTTACAAATGTTTCAGGACGTGCTTACTCAGTGACATTCCCAAACGCCAACACCGGAAGCGCGACGTTTAATTTGAATGCAGGAGGTGCGGTAACCATTCGCAAATTTGAAAGCGGATCACTTGTTAATCTTGTAGCTGGTGATATTTCGGCAGGAGAAACAAAAACAGTGCGTTATAATGGCACTTACTTAGTAATAGAAGGGGGCTCAGGTGGCGGCGGAGGCGGTACGGTAGAATCGGTAACTGGAGACGGTATTGATAATACTGATTCACAAAATCCTGTTGTTGATCTTACATCTTCACGAACATTAACAAGCGCAGGGGCTACAATTCAAAGCGATAATTTGCATATCATTTATTTAAACAGCATCACGCCGTTCAACTTAACAATAGATCAATTAGCGGTAGGTACTCAAATAACACTAATAAATATAGGGGCCGCTACAGTTACGTTGATTAACGGAACCGGCGTTACGTATTCAGGTGGCTCTACGGTTGCATCTGATGAATCTGCAATGATAATTTATCGATCTGCTACAATTCCATTGGTTCGTGTAGGTGGCATTATTCCAGACGCATCGCCAACTGTTCGTGGACTAGCTAAATTGTACACTGGAACCGGTACAAATATCGATGGTTCAATGGATCAGAATAGTATTACAAATGCATTGGCCGCAAAATCTTCATCGACATTAACAAGCGCACATTTATTTGTGGGTAGTGCCGGAAACGTAGCGACTGATGTGGCTGTAACTGGTGATGTAACAATAAGCAATGCCGGGGTAACTGCAATAGGATCATTAAAGGTTACTAATGCAATGCTAGCGGGGTCAATTGACCTTGCAACAAAAGTAGGCAGTACGATTTTACCTGTTGCCAATGGTGGAACTGGGGTATCTTCAATTCCTTATTACTTGCTTTCGTCCGGTGGCACGGCTACAGGAGTTAACACATATACCAGCAACGCGAATGGGCAAATAATTCACACCGGAACGTGGACAGCAACGGCAGATTTGCAAAAGCATGAGTCATTCACACCGACAATAACAGCAAGGCCAACAGTCGGGGATATAGTTTTTGGTAAAAGGTTTCAACCCTCGTTTGTGTTTACAGCAAACAATCAGGAGGTGGTAGGACTAGATTTAAACATGTCTACATCAGGTGTATTTACTGGAACTACACCAACAGCATTAAAAGTTACAAACGGATCGGCTCCGGCTTTTAGAGTAACACAG